AGGTAAAAATCCAAGCTTTTCGCCGGATTCTTGGATAGGCTTTGACAAAATTATCTTTTTAATCTTGCCGTCTATGTATAAATTAAGTGCCGCTAAACAAGCTGTGAAGGTTTTACTTGTTCCAGCCGGTCCATAACAAAAGGTTATTTCATTCGAAATGATTCTATCGTGATACGCTTGCTGAGAAGGTTTAAGCGAAACGCGCCTAAGGTCGGTTGCAGATATTTCGGTAACCGGCTTCGATTTTTTCAATTGTCTTCCTGACATGAAAATCTATTTGTTATTTTGAATTTTTTCTAAAATGGTTTTACACCGCTGACACGCTTCGTAATCCTCAGTGCTCTCAAAAAAACTTCGAGCTTTTTCAATGCAACCCGGCCAGTCTTCTCTATTCGCAAAGGCGTCAACTACTGTGTCCATTAAACGAACCTCTTTTAATAGAATTTTATTTGAATTATCCTTGACGCCTAACTCAATAGCCGAGAGTATTTGTTCATATATTTCTTTTTTATCCCTAAGGTATTTTTGAATCTCGTCTAACTTTTTCATACTTTTCCATAGAATTTTTCAATCGAGCTCTTATATTTTTCAATGTAGGCTTCGTCGAATCGAGTTTTAGTATTTGGCCTTTTTGCGACGCCCCCGGCGTTTAGTTCGTTAAGCATTCCAAAATCATATTTCGAGGCCTGATTAAAATAGATCTCATTTAGGAATCGATTGTGAACTTCCTCTAAGTATTCCTTAGGGAGCCTGTCAAGTTCCTCATTCGCAATTTCCCAAAAATTTGGAGATTCGAAGAACGCTGACGTATTGACGCAGGTCATAGCTAAATCATCGTTACCACTTTGACTACGGTACGTTCCATTTGAACTTTTACCAAAGGATCCGAGCTCGTGAACGGTTTTGAACTCGTTTGGCAATATCTTATTAACTGCAGCTAAGTACTTAAATCGTTCGCAAAACTTTATCTTGTTTGTTACTGTCAACTTAAGCCCAGGTTTCCAATTTTGAGCAGCTTCGGTATGCTTCGATAGAACTAGCATTCCTGGCCAGTAATCCGGATTTTTTGATATTTTGTCCATCACGTATTCGCCCTTATGATTAAGTTCGATTAAAAGCCTAACTTTATCTGGGTTAAATACTCGAAAAACCAAATGCTCAAGAGAATTACAGTATTCATTAATATCCTTCTGGTTTGTTCGAAACGTCGCAACTTGAACTAGCGAAAAAATGTCGGTTTCCTTCTTAATAAAGTCTTTTACTGGCTCTAACATTTTTATAGGTAAAGCAGCGAACTTAAATACGTTAATGACAGAATAGTCTCGGCTAAGCCCGTCAGCCGTATCAATTGAGAGCACATAGAAGTTATTGTCGTACCGAATTTCATCTAAGTCTAACTTACCAAAGTTTGGATGAACCGAGAATCCATCTAGTAGATTATTATCGACCGGCTGGGCCCAGTCTGGCACAGTGTAATCCGTTCGAAGCTTAAAGATCTTCTTGAGGTCTTTTGAAGGTAGTAGAAGTTTATCAGACGAAAAGAACTGTAGACCGTATTCTTGATTGAAGTCCTCCTCTGATCCCAAGTTCGCAATTGTCATCTTCTTCCAAACATCGTCTCTTCCTGGGACCTGCCACCAGTCTACGCGCAATGGAACATACGAATTCTTTTTCTCGAGTGCTTCCATGTAAATTTCGTAAAATCGATTCATTCCATTTGGAGTTGATGTAATTATTACCTTTGAGTTGCTTGAGGCAGAAATAGTCGGATAGATTGCACGATAAAAGAAATCGAGATACGAAGGATTAATGTGAGCGAATTCATCTATGTACAGAACATGGATTGTAAAACCTATACCTGTGTTCTTTGTCGTCGTGCGACCTATTAGTCGACAGCCGTTATCGAATTTCATCGACATTACGTTATTCGAAATGCATCCAGGTTTTAGAAAAAACGGAAGATTTTCAAAAACGGATTTTATTTTATCGAGTACCTCTTTTGTAGTTGAAGCAATGTTCGCAACGGCTAGTACATTTTTATCAGCATGAAATACTAAGTACCAGGCAATAAAAACACCGGACATTACTGTTTTGCCAATCTGTCGACTCGCCATTAGAATATTAAATCGGTTGTCCTTAAACGATCGAATAATTTCTTCTTGATAGTCGCGTAATGTTATTTGCTGAATACCGTCTTCTGTCATGACCTGTGCGTATTTAGACGCAAAGTAAACCGGGTCGGCTTTACACCTACGAATTTCTTCAAGTTCCTCAGGCGTATACTCGAAAACGATATTCGCCTTTTTCCAAACAGGATCGTTATCTTTGAATGGCGAATTCTTGATAGTCTTAATATCAATTATTCCGTTCTCAAAATCGTCAAGTAATTGTTGAACTTTTTCGCTAGTCCAAATCGCTGTATTTTCTTGATCGAGGTTTGATAATTTTATCCTCGATGCCCCACTATTGCTTAAAAAATCCTTCATATTAGCGAATTAACCTCATCTGAGAAATCGTCGGGGTCTACGTCAGCCTTAATCACATCGCTAAGTCCCTTAGCCTGCATCACTTCGACCTTATGCTCTGGATGTGTTAAATGACGGGAATCTTCCACAGGCTCATCGTCCTCAACTGTTATTTCCTTAATTAAATTCTTTGTGCCGGCCGTTATGTAATACTCGCCGGGCGTTCCAAGCAATGGCGTAACTTGGTTTGAGTTGGACGCGGAACGTTGTTCAACGTCCTGTCGAATTTTCTTGTAGGTATCCTCTAGGAAAAGAATATAGTTTGCTTGAGTTTTAATAACGGTCGTTAGTTTATCTTGAAGCTGGCCAAAAACTTCGAACAATCTTGGATGAGTGTTGCCTTGATTAATTTCTTCAGCGATCTTTTCGATTGCCATTCTAATTGTTTTAAGCTGAAAAAATATATTTTGAATGTTGGTATTGTCGAGAGTCTGTTTTTGCTTAAAGTATTCGTGACCGTCTATTATTCCTAGATCGACATAAAATTTAAGCATTGAGTCGGTTATGCTCTTTGCTTGCTTCTCAAACTGCTTGTTCATTTCCAAGAAGTCGATCGGAGGAGCTGCTGCAATTTCGCTAAGCTGCTCGTCAACGATATCCTCCTCTGGATTTGGGCCTCCAGAATAGCCTCGGAGCAAATCCTCTAGTTCGCTTTTAATTTGAGCCTTTTTCTCCTTGTTAAATACTTGTGCCATGAAAATTTATACAATACGGTTTTCATTCTTATCTAGGGCAGGATTTGCAAATATTTTTATCTGCTTAACTGCTTCAATATGTTCGTATAAAAACGCGTCAATCCTAGTAAGAAATCCGTCCAGTATTGGATTCGCGCCAAACATTTGATTTGACAGAGTTTTAAGTAGAATTTTGCCTTTATACATGTAGCCTAGATGCAAACGCTGATCCTTTCTATTATACACCTGCCAATATATTGAATTTCTTATCATATTAAAGTTTTTCTTTTTCTTGAAACTCGAACCGGTTTAATTTCGATATTTAAAGAGCAGAGAGAATCGTCAACTAGTCCAGTTTGATAAACGTTTCCTTCTCGGTCAGTCCACCCGCCGCGTATTACCGGAAATTCAGCTTGTCCTATAATGATATCGTTAAATCCATCAAGGCCGATTCGATCACTTGGGTCTCGAGCCGGATCAGCTGCGAAGGCTAGTTCATTTCTCTCAGATAGAATCGATATGCTTACTGAATCGACTCCGTTAACTGATTCTACGATTTTAATAAGTTCGCTTTTAGGTATTCTATCATTTCTAGAAAGCTTAATAAAATAGTTTCCAACTTGCGAAGTTATATCGTTTTTGATGGTTTCGGTCGACACGTCATCAAACGCGATAACACTAATATTTAGAACGTACCTGGTTATGACCGGCTCAAGTATTCGGACCTCGCTCGAAATCATTTTTGTTCCCGATCTTTCTATGTACTTAAGAAGCTCCGACTTTTGAAATTCAGTTAACGAAAACTTCGTCGTAGGCAGAGAAAAATAATCTTCGCCAGACTTAAACATTTTTGACACATCAGGTATTAGAAATAAGGAAATCACGCGTGTGTCAGGCAAAATTGGATCAACTCCGTATGTTACACGAAAATCCTTTATTTTTTGGCGAACCTCTGCACTTACATTATTGTACGGGTCGTCTAGAAATACTCGAATAGTTGAAAACATTTGCATCTTATTTAAGAGAACCTCGTAGTTATCTGTGTTAACCAGAGCAAAGTTTCTAGACATCTTTGGTGCGATTAATCTAGTAAGTTCAACCTCCTCCGGGTCAACTCCAAACCCGGGAGGACTTATTGTATAAATGTCAAAAAATTCGTTTAGGTTAATCTCTTCTCCGATTGGCGAGAAACCCGTCTCAGCAAAGGTGAATTGTATTTGGCGAGGATCATCAACTCTGATATTTCCGCCCGATCCCTCCGAAACCAGATATTCAACAATTATT